GGGTCTTGCAAAACAGGGATAACCTGAAGTATGCAAGATCCTTAGGGGTTGTCTTTTTTCTTCACTCAATAGGAGTACGCTATGACAACTTCCAACTCTTCAACCGCTATATCTCGAAGCGATCTTCTTGCACAATATACAAATCTGTGTAAAATGTACAATGATGCTGTCTTAATAAACAACAAGACGCAAAAACTCATTGACTTTCACATTGACGAGTACATAAGTGAGAAATCCACATTTGATGAAATAGCTACAGCTGAAGTTTTATTAAACTATAAACTTACTAGTTTATATGTAAAACTTGGAAAATTGCCAGTTAGTGCCTACTGGACCGAAAAAATAGTAGTTCGGTCTATTGTTTTGACTCATTCTGATGGCTTTATAACCGAGTGGTTCATTCCACGAGAGATTACTGAAGCCGAATTAAAAGATTGGGTCAATTCGAAAAGTGAAGAGGAGAACAGTGATGACAACTGGGACGATTGATAGAGACGACCGTACATACGTCGAACAAACCCACAATGGTTTAGGAACTGGTAACTATATCCTTACAGGAACCAAGTTCTCAAAATCGTGGACCGGCGGTGACGCAGGACCTAACGAGAATCCTTTACTTGAACACCCTTATGCTATGAGCTTAGTGGACATCTATGATGGTATCAAAACCGTGAAGATTTTAAATTTCGCGCATGAAACCATTAACGAATACACTCAAGCTGTTGGAGCACTTCTTGTACCTCTTGGGTCTCCTACTGGTCTTTGGACTAGTAATGACGATCTCAAATTACTTGAGAAAGCTGCCAATAAAATCCGGGGATCAGACCTCAATGTTGGAAACATCATTGCTGAGTGTGGTCAAACCACTGCCTTGTTTGCGCAGACGGCAACCCGTATAGCTCGTATGTTACACTTTATTAAAAACGGCAACGTTTACGAAGCCGCGAGAAGTGTAACTGCGAAAGGGAAGACTATATCTGCAACGCGTAAGGTCTTTACAAAAGGACTCGATCGTGGTGATGCCGCTAGTGCTATTCTTGAGCTCCAATACGGATGGCGTCCATTGTTGAAAGACGTGGACTCCGCTGTTGAAGGTTTAGCAAATAGAATTGTACGAGGTATCAAGCAATATACGAAAGTAACACGACGATTGAAGAGTACCTCAACCACGAATATTGGTGGCCTTAATTGGGCACTACAGCATGAAATTCTTGTTCAATTCAGAATTACTCATGCTACTCCGACGTTAGGTGCTATTCTCAATCTTAATAACCCAATTGCTGCGTTGCATGAAGTCACGCCTTTTAGTTTTGTTGGGGATTGGTTTATTCCGATCAACTCTTACCTTCAGGCATTAAACTTTCAACGCGATTTTGGTGTTACATCACTATGGAAAACGACTAAGACCGTTGCATCTGCTCGGCCTCTTGGTAGCTCGTCTGAATTTACCATTTTTGATGGTACAGATGGAAGCTATAAAAAGGCTGTGTCAGTTGTTAGAGTCCCTGAATCGTTTACTACTATTGCAAACGTACCAGTGCCCGTATTTAAGGATTTAAGTAAGGCTTTATCGCCCGAACATCTTTTGAATGCTGGTGCGTTACTAATGGCGTCTGCAAATAGGTTCTCAAAGGTGGTTAAGTTTTAGGTCATTCCAAGACAAATGCTTAATCTTTCTCTGATGAAATTTATTCATCGGTTAACAATTATGAGGTTTATGATATGTCTAGTTTTACGACAATGTCAATTTTGGACGCACAGTCCACTCCTGTATCACACCCACTGGCTCCTATGGACCATAGCGGAGATACCTATATGTGGCGGGAAACCGGCACAGGTAGTATACTTTCAGCTATGGTTGTATCCTTTGCAAAATTAAAAGCAAAGGCAGGGTCAGGTTTGGAACGTTACAGGCTTAAGACTTTTGTGCCCGTATTGGAAACAGCGACCGGAGCTAATGCTCTTGGGTACACTGCCGCGCCTCGTTTGGCCTATTCTCTTCAAGCAACAACTGATTGGATAGTCCCATCCAGGGCAACAACGCAACAAAGGACCGATTTGGTCAAGTATCAACGTCAGTTAACCACTGAAAGTGGGTATTCTCAAATCTCCGATGCTGTTATAAACGGCCAGATGCCATTTTAGGTATCTGAACTTATAACTATACCTATGAAAAGGATAAGTTTATGTTAAATGTTAACCAAAAGTTTTTTGGTTTCTGGAGAAAGTGTGATGCGAACAAGCTTACAAAAACGCTCGCTCTTTTCTGTGCAAAAAGAAGTGGCCAATGGTCAGAACAACTTGTTAATCTCGTTGAATCTGACGATTTCGCCGCTCTTATTGCGTTTGATATTAGTTATACTACTGGCCTTAATGTTAGGGAACTTCAATATGCTCGTCAGTGCCTTGCGTTTTATAGCAAAGACTCAGACATTAAGCTTGTTGATACCGAACGTGCAGGCTGGCTAACTTTTATCAAATCCGAATTCCAAAATCGCGTCACCAATAAAAAGTGGTCCTTTCAATATCAGAATGGCATATTATATAGCCATGACGATTGTATTTTATTAGCAATCGCCAGAAAAATTTCTGAAATTATTGGGGATCCACCTCTTTTAGAGGAGATGCGGTTTGGGTTCGGTCCTGGTTCCAATGCCAATGTTACTAAAAAAACTGGGAGTCGCCATAAGTTACAGGCGGCTCCAGCATGTTCAGATGACATGGTTCCTTTACTTTCTAAGTTGGAACAAGAAATGCCCCATTATTTCAATAGCCACATACGTCGCCTCGGCCGCGTAGTGGAGTTGTTTGTTGGGAAGTTGTCATTTGTTGGTAAGAACGCATTAACTGATCGATCTATCTTGATTGAACCGGTTTTAAATACCTTCGTTCAGAAGGGAATCGGACAAGTCTTGAAGCAGAGATTATTGGCTTTCGGATGCAATTTGTATACGCAAGTTAAAAACCAACGATTGGCCTTGCAAGGGTCGATTGACGGTACAATAGCTACTGTAGATCTACGTAATGCTAGTAATAGAATTGCTCTTTTAGTAGTTTACCACCTATTTAGTTTTTCTAATGAATGGTTGGCTTTACTGATGTTATCACGGACCGGGCAGTATAAGTATAAAGGCGAAGTTCGGACGCTGGAAATGTTTTCCTCTATGGGAAATGGTTTCACGTTCGAACTAGAATCCTTAATATTTTATGCGACGGCCCTTGTAGTAGCCGAGAGGCTAAAACTGGATACATCGAAGGTAAGTGTGTTTGGCGATGATATTTGTATCCCCGTCGAAGGCGTGCCTTTACTATACAAGACTCTTAAATCTATGGGCTTTGAGATTAACGAAAGTAAATCATTTAGTTCTGGACCCTTTAGAGAATCTTGTGGACTAGACTATTATGAAGGCCAAAATATCCGACCTTTTTACAAGAAGGACAGGTGGACAGCAGCGAGAATTGTTGGTCTTTTGAATTTCGACCATAATAATCACGGTTTGTTCACCAATATTAGAAACTCCATAATTTGTCAGGTTCCCCGTGAGCTTCGATCTTTTGGACCGGAAGGTCAAGGAGATGGGCACATACAAGTTCCTGAATGGCAGTTAAAATATGTTCTTCTGAAAACTAAGCAAAGAAAGCGGGTAACCGCCTACTTTGAACCGGAGTTTGTTCCTAAAGGCAAATTAGTAAAAGACCTTTGGGACAAGTACCCCTCCATCCTGCCAAACCGTTACTACCATAGTTTCATAAAGGTCCCTAATAAGGATACTGACCGTTACGATGTTGGTGATGATTTGGCGCCACTGTATGACATCTATGCAAAACCGTCTCTACGTCACCTTTCAAAGGAGGCGCAGTGGCAGATAGCGTATGATGTGTATGGGATTCCGTTTTATTTTCGAGAAACCAATGAGCCTCATAAGTTCACTTGGGCTTGGACTAAGCCGGATAAGGAAATTATTGAGCAATCGATTTTTTCTGAACATGACCCATACGTAATTAGTGGTGGATGGATTAGCAAAGAAGCTAAGATTTACATGCATAACTGATATTGCTCCAGCGTTTTGTTTCGGCATAACGTTTGCCTACGCAGGAGGCTTCAAAAATCGTTGTATACAACGTGACGGGGTAAGGTCCCTATTGCAAGGACTATACCTGAAA